TATCACCACAAGATTTAGATGCAAGATTAAAATTTATTCTAGGTATTACTTTGGGATCAATTTTATTTCTTACATCAGTAGGAATTCTATACGGACTATTATTCGTGTCACAACCAATTGGAGCACAGTCAGAAAATGACAAGATGTTCTTCAATGTGCTTGGATCGGTTGCTACATTTATCACAGGAACTTTAGCTGGACTTCTAATTGGTCAATCAGGTGCTAAAGACATAATGTCAGCACAGTTGGCTAACAAAGAAATGGACGCAAAGAATACTCAGGCGGATAAAAAGTTAGAAGCAGAAATTGATGCAACAATGGCACGTTTAGCTGCAAAGCCAGATGGAGCAATGCCAGAAGAGCAACCAGTAGATACTGATTGGGATAAATAAAATGGCAGAACAAGGTACAGCAGCACGTCTTATTGAAATTGCTACAGCAGAAATTGGAACTATTGAAGGTCCTAAAGATAACGAAACAAAATATGGTGCTTACACAAAAGCTAACTTTCAACCATGGTGCGGTTCATTTGTAAACTGGTGTGCAAATGAAGCTGGAGTAAAAATTCCTAATACTGTTTACACTCCAGGAGGAGCACAAGCATTTAAAAAGGCTGGCGCATGGATTGATGGAGATTTAGCAGATCCAGAACCAGGAGATATCGTCTATTTTGATTTCCCATCAGATGGCGTCGATAGGATAAGTCACGTAGGAATTGTTGTTAAAGACAATGAAGACGGAACTGTTTGGTGTATTGAAGGAAACACTTCTTCAAAGAAAAAGGGAAGTCAAAGAAACGGCGGAGAAGTTTGTAAACAACTTCGTGCATTTAAGAAAAATAAAGCAGGAGTAATGATTTCAATCGTAGGCTTTGGTCGTCCAAAGTTTGGATCTTCTGGAAAACCAGCAGCATCTAATACTAAGTCTTCTTCAAAAAAGAAAACATGTGAGGCTTGCGGTCAAGAAATTAAGTAAATGAATACCTACAGAGTCAAAATAGAAGTAGATGCTGAAGTTCAAGCATTTAACGAAGATGACGCTATAGATTACGTTAATGACATATTTGGCGTAGACGAAGAAATTAAAAGCATTAAAGTAGTTAACGTAAAGGAGAAATAAAATGGCTAAAGAAGGATACAAACCAACATCAGGAATGCAATCAGCAGCACGTCGTGCCATTAAATTAAAAGAGCAGGGTAAGGCCAAAGGTGCTGGGACAGCAGTTGGTTGGACTCGTGCAGGACAATTAGCTCGTGGAGAAACATTAAGTCTATCTACAGTTAAACGTATGTATTCTTATTTCTCACGTCATGAAGTAGATAAAAAAGGTAAAGACTGGGACAATGCAGAAAGTCCTTCAAATGGAAAGATTATGTGGTTAGCATGGGGCGGGGATGCAGGATTCTCTTGGTCTCGTAAAATAGTAGAGAGAGAGAAAAATATGAAGAAGTCGCTTACAACAAATGAATTAGTAGAAGAAATTAAAGATATCCTAGACGATGTAGTTAATCCAGTAGATACAGTAATTGAAATTCCAGATGACGCAGACGTAACAAAAGCTTTGCGACCAGAAATTACAAAAGAACAGCTTGGAATGGTTATTGAGCATCTAATGGAAGCAATCGAAGGCATGATTGAAGTACCAGAAGAAGATTTAGAAGAAGAGGATTCAGAGGAAACATCTAATACAGCGGAAATGGAAACACAAGATGCAAATTCTTCTAACCCAGCTCCAGTTGGAGATCCTATGAAGAATGAAATTAATTGGCCAGTATCAAAATCTGTAGACGAAACAGAATATGAGTCAGATAATGAAGACGAAGATAAATGGGACAACATGGCTAAAGCTTGTTGGTCAGGATATACTCAAAGAGGCATGAAAGAAAAAAATGGCCGAATGGTGCCAAATTGTGTACCTATTGAAAAAGCAGAAGATTTATCAGAAGCAGGTCAAGTTACAAAATCCATATGGAATGGTAAATTTATTAAATAAATTCTATTGACATAGCCGCAGCACTCCTGTATAATAATACTTAGGGATGCTGCGGTTAACACATTTAGGGAAGAATGTTACATTTAAATCCGCTTGGTATAGAAGTATTAATAGATAGACTCAAGTCAACTAATTTAGATCCATATTGGGACAATTACGATTTTGTTTTATGGAAAAAAGATAATTCTGGATATTCAAATATTAAAGGCATGTTTAGAAAAAATGCTTGGGGTATTGCTGAAAAGTTTTCAGTAACAAATAACGGTACTTGGGTACTTCCAAAAAAATATGTCAGATATTTTAAATAGTTTAGGCGTAGACGCAGAAGAATTTGACTGGTGGCATCTATCAGTATGTAATGGAATGGATACAAACCTATTCTATGACAAATATGAAATGGATATCAACATTGCAAAAAGTATTGACGAGGCTTGCTTAGCTTGTCCAGTAATAGATATTTGTTTTAGATCTGGAGTTGACAACAGTGAATATGGAGTCTGGGGCGGAGTTTATTTAAATGCAGGATCTATTGATAAAACAAGAAACTTACACAAAACTCCTGAAGTATGGAAGAGGTTAAAAAAGAAAAATGTTTATTGATAAGACCGCAGAAAAGCAGGCAGAACATTTTAAATATGGAATTAACCAATGGACTGGAGAACCAAACAAGCCAGTATTCTATACAAAAGAAATGGCACTAAAGGTAAGAGAAATAAAAAAGCCAGTAGCAGATTTACTCATGGATATTGTTCAATATCCAGATTTTTTAGCAATAAGATTATATGAAGACAATTTTGTAATGTACGATGGTATAAAAAAAGAAATGGTTATCGACTACGTATCAAAAATAAAGAAACTAATAGAGTCATATGGAGTAAGATGCGAACTGGAAGGACAACCTAGCCGTGGAATATTATGACACAATTCATATAGTTTATATGATAGAAAAAGAAATTTATGGAACAGTTGATACTCTGGGCGCTTTTGCCTCAACTGTTAGATACACAATAGACGGAACAGAGTACGAAGAGATAATAGAAAATGATGAATTTATGATAATGGATGAGATCACATTCTTACATGTAGAGGAAGATAAATAATGGAAAAAGTACTTTGCTATTCTTGCAATAAAAGTAAAAATAAATTAAATGTAAAAAGGTCTGTCCTTTTTCCAATCAACTTATTAATGTGTGAATCCTGTGTGCTTGCAAAGTTTGAGCCAAGGTGGGTTTTAATTCTTGCTGGCAGACAAAACGGGCCAGACGTAGTAAAAGAATTCATAATTAAGAGAAAATACCTAGGCGAAGAAATATCTGCTGCTGAATTATTAGTATAATTAAACTGGTATAATTAGAACATAATGGATCTAAATTATACTGCAATTATTATTGCTATTTCTGCTGCTATTCTAAGCGGTATGGGAACAGCAATAATTGCTGGCATCAGAGAATCAAGAAGAGAAAAAGTCCGTAAAAAAGAACGGGAACAAGATCAACTAAAAATAGAGGTCAAGGATCTAAAGATAGCCCTATATAAAGTTGAAAGAGATTTAACTGAATGGAAAGATAAATACTACAATGCCATTCAAGAATTAATATCAGTAAAGTCTGAGCTTGAAGAAACTATGCTTAAACTATCATTCTTAGACCATCAAATAGATGATATGCATAGACTGGACACAGAATTTTAAATTTAGTATACTAGGAATATGACCTGTATCGTAGCCTTAATTCATGAAAATAAAGTCCTTCTTGGAGGAGATGCCGCTGCATCAGATGACAAGTCTGGATTAATTTTTCAAAGAACAGATCCTAAAGTTTTTAAAGTAGGACAGTTTGGTATAGGCTTTGTAGATAGTTTTAGAATGGGTCAAATTTTACAATACAATTGGACTCCACCAGTTTATAAACCAACTGCTGGATATAGAAACTTAGATAAGTTTATTAGAACAAAGTTTGTTGAATCAATTAAAGAAGCATTTCAAGAACAAGGCTATGGTAAGTTTGGAACTAACGCTCCAGAAGATGGAGATGAAGGCGGAATCTTTTTAATAGCAGTGCAAGGTGCTGGAAGAATTTTTACAATGGATTCAGACTTTCATATAGGGGAAGCAGACGTTCAATATATGGCTGAAGGCGCAGGACAAGAGTTAGCTTTAGGCTCACTGTTTTCTACTGGATTAATAAAAACTCCACGTAAACGTGTAAGAATGGCTCTAGATGCCGCAGCAAAATTTAACATGTCAGTCAGGCCACCCTTTACAATAATTGAAGTCTAGAGTATAATAGATTTATGGATATCAATGATCTAAAGCCAGAAGATTATACAAAAGCTATGGACTTGCGTGGAACTCCAACCCATGTATGCCCTTGCGGATGTAATATCTGGAATGTTAAGGTCATATTTTATCGCTCAGAAATTGCACAATATTTCTTAGACATGGAATGTGCAAACTGCGGTAGTCTTGCTACCGCACCTACACCAGAGGACGAATTAGAATGAGAAAATCTGAAAGAATTAGATTAATTGAAATGCAACTTTTAAAGTTAGAATTTGAAGTAGACCTTTTAAGCAATATGCTAGCAACAATTATGGAGCAGAATGGCTTACAACAACCAGAGATGGACGCTGGAAAATGGTATCAAAGAAGGCTTAAAAACCTAGACTAACTATTGACAGACTGACCCTTATTTAGTAGAATTCAGGGTATGAACAAAAAACTAATAATGGCTCTAGTAGCCACACTAATCGTATTACCACTTTCTGCTAAATCTGCAGAAGCTAACACCACACAGGCTCCAACCATTGCTATTATAGATACAGCGTTGGACACCTCATTGTCTTTATTTAAAGATAGAATCGCATACGAAGTATGTATTGTAGAGTTTGATGTCTGTCCAAACGGTAAGCCAATTATGGAAGGTCCAGGATCCGCTGTTATACCAGCCGATCTTATGCAAAAGTTAAAACTTGAACATGGAACTCAAATGGCTTCATTAGCTGTTAAAACTAATATGACTGTCAAAATTGTATTTATTAGAATTCAAGGTATTGACAGCAGAACAAAGTTAGCTAAGCCAAGAGGAAATAAAACAGTAGATATGGCACTCGATTGGATTATTGCAAATCAATCTAAGTTTAATATTCAAGCAGTTTCTATGTCTCAAAGTGCATATAATGTGACTAGACCAACATTTCCTTTCTATATGACAGCAGCAGGAACAGACTACTGTCCTAAATATCCTGCAACCGATCAAAAAGTTAATCAATTAGTTAGTATGGGAGTTCCATCATTCTTCCCTACTGGAAACAACGCAGACCAATCTAGAATCGCTTGGCCAGCATGTATTCCATCATCAATTGCAATTGGTGCAGTCTATGATTATGGGTCTGTCGCCGAATATTCAAATAGAGATAACAAATTAGTTGACTTTTATGCACAGGGAAATAACATGGCTTTGGGCCCAAACAATCAACTAACTGGAACAAATGGTACTTCAGGGGCAACAGTTATTGCAGCAACAAGCTGGGCTACTATTAAATCAATTAAGCCAGGACTTACATATACTCAAATATATGATTTAATTGGTAGTACGTCTAAGCCATCAAATGCTTTAGTGGCTGGCAAAGTAGTATCAATTGGCAAAACAATTGATCTAGTAAAGGCTACACAATGACAAAACAAGTAACAGTTCTTGAAGGCATTATAGAAGATGTAGCGTCAGAGTTATATCAAAAACTATGGAATGCAATTCCTGCAGATGAACAAACAGAAGACTCTTCCAGGGCTATAGGATTAAATTCAAAAGAGACAACACTCTTTGTTATCCAAAGATTTATGGATAAATTTAATGCTGCAGCAGAAGAATTAAAAGATAAGTAAAACGGTGGGATAGTATTGACTATCCCACACTTATTTAGTAGAATAGGTATCATGCAAACATTCCTACCAGATGCAGATTTTGCTCAAACAGCAAAGCATCTAGACCGTAAACGTTTAATGAAACAACGTATAGAAAACCTACAAATTCTAAAGTCTCTAGCAGGACTTTATAGTAGCGGTGCATGGTCTAATCATCCAGCAGTTAAAATGTGGAGAGGCCATGAAGACTGGTTGTTTCTATACAATGAAGCAATACTAAAAGAAGTATTTTTGCGAGGATATAAAGACAATACTTCATCAGAGTTTGATCGTGTGTATGAAGACAATTTTCTAGGCATATCTACAGATAAGCCTTGGTGGCTAGGAAAAGAAAAGCTACATTACACACACAAAGGTAGACTGTTTGAAAAAGATCCAGAACATTACTGGTTCTACCAAGATTTTGCAGACTATCGTGATCTAGGGTATACTTGTTGCGAGTCATGCAGTTACTATTGGCCAACTCATAAGGTGAGTTCATGATATTAACTGATGACAATCTTCAGGAAGCAATAGATAACAACGACCTATTGTTTCTTTATTTCTGGGCTGAATGGTGTGGACCATGCAAAATGTTTTCTCCCATCATCTCAGAATTAAAAGAAGGAAATGGATTACCAATATTTAAAATTGACTCAGACGCTAATCCAAAATCAGCAGAAAGATTTAGCGTAAGTGGAATACCAACAGTATTGGTTATTAAAAATAGCGTAGAAGTTCAAAGAGTAATCGGCGCAATGCCGAAGCATAAACTTGTTGAAAGAATAAGCCAATGGATTTAGATTTTGATGAATGGGTTTCTTTCGGTATTAAAAAAGGCTGGTGCGGACCACCAGTTTGCTATACACACGATGGACTACCATTATCAGAGGCGGAATATGATTTAGAAGATGAATGTCTTCATGTCATAAGAATGTACGAAGATAAAGAAATGAAAGAAGCTATTGAGGAGAATCACTCTCCTTCACAATGGCGTAATATATATACAAACTAGGTTTCTGTGCTCATCTAGAGACAGAAAGAAAAAGGAGAAATAAATAAATGAGTTCATTTAAAAAAGTCGCTTTAGTTATGGCTGCAGCCGTGGCAAGCACATTTTTGGTTGCAATTCCGCAGGCTTCTGCAGCAGTAAGTGGTGGATACGAATTATCATCAACTCTTGCTAATGGTGCCCGTGGTGTAACCGTTCTATCTTCTGATGCTGACAAGGCTGAGGCTGGAGTTAATTCTACTATTGCATTAACAACATCTGATACACTTGCTTCAACAGCAGATGATTATGTTTCGCTAGAAATTGCTGGACCAGCTATTTTTGGTGCTTATACAGCAGCAAGTAGCAATGCAGCAACACTAGCACTTACCAATTTAGGTAAGACGTTTACATTTACAGCAGCAACATCAACTGCAGTAAATCTTCCTTCACCAGTATTGGTTAACGTTACTGGAGCAGGCACAGTTACAATTACACAAAAGAAAAAGGTTGGATCAGCCGTTTCTGTAATTGATATTAAAACAATTTATGCAGGAACAACTGCAAAGACAGATATCCTATCTGTATCAGACTCACTAGGTCGTGTCCAGGATACATCTACACAGGGAACACTAGCATCATCAGCCGATGTTGCTGGATCAACAACTGTTGTAAATGATGGAACAGCATATGTGAATGTTTTGGCACGAGATGGATGGGCACAGACTATGGCAACAAACGGCGTATTGCAAGCAAATGCAAGCAATGGCGCAATTGTTGCATGGGATGCATCACCATCAGTTCAGGCATCATTTGCCGCTAAAACAGGTACTGGTGGAGTTCTTTATGTTAAGCAGGGAACTGTTAATGAGAATAAGCCAGTAACAACAACTATTACAGTTTCATACAACAACACAGTATTCGTCACAAAGACAGTGACATTTACTGGTCGTGCAGAGACTATTGCTGTATCTGGCGTAGACATCGCACAGTCAAATGGAACACGTACAGGAACATATGACTTTGTAGTTAAGGATGCTGCTGGTAATCAATTAGCTGGAGTTACTCCAACTGCTGATACAACAAAGTATACTTCTCAAGTTACAGCTGTTTCTGTAGCGGGAGCTTCTTCTGCAACAGCAGTACAAACTGGTGGTTGGACATGTGCTTCAACATCAGGATCTGCAACAGTACGTCTACAATTTACACGTACAGATGCTACAACAATTTATTCAAATGATTTTGTAGCAGCATGTGCTGGTGGAGCAAACAAGTACACAGCAACACTAGACAAGGCCTCATATAAGGCAGGCGAAATTGCAACACTAACAATCTCAGCAACAGATGTAAATGGTGCTAAGGTTTATGGTGGGGCAACACTAGGTGCTGGAGTTGCAATCTCAGGTGGTCAACTAACACCAATTACTGCACCTTCATCAGGTGACACATTTGATACTGCTGGAACAAGAGTAATTAAGTTCACAGTAGGAAACACATCTGGATCATTTAACATGATCGTAGATCTTCCAGCATATGTAGCAACTGATTCTGCAAAGACAGTAGCATATACAATTGCTGACTCAGGCGCAGTATCTAATGCTGAAGTCCTAAAAGCAATCGTGGCCCTTATTGCTCAAATCAATAAGCAAATCGCTGCTTTGCAAAAGTTGCTTCTAGCAAAGAAGTAATTTATTAAATTAATGGGGCAAGGGAGACCTTGCCCCATTAATAATAAAATGCTAGAATAATACAGTGGAAGATTATATTGAAAATAAAGTTCGGCAGGAAATTATAAAAGAGCTGTCAAACCTTGAGCTACCATACGAGTGGAAGCCCAGCGAAGTAATTCGCTTCATAATTAGAAAGATAGAAAAATAACAATGTTAAAGACAATCAAATCTTGGTTATTCCCAGAAGTTAAAGTGGAATGGCCTATTCAGGAAAAGGTAGTAGTTGTAAAGAAGGCTGCAGCTAAAAAGAAGCCATCTGCTAAAAAGACAGTTGCTAAAAAGCCAGCTGCCAAAAAAACAGTAAAGAAAACTACTAAAAAGAAGCCAGTAAAGACCGTAAAGAAGGCTTCTAAAAAGCGTTAATGATTTCAATAGAAGACAAATGCGAGATGCCAGACTGCACAAATAAGGCAGAAAAGCTTACATCCACAGAGTCAAAGATAATTCAAATCTGTGGGGATTGCTATCAGGCTAAGTACAAGTCATAAGCTCAAAAATGCTATAATAAAGGGATAGATGGCTTTCTAGACCCATCTAAATACAACCTATAGGAGATATAAAAATGTCAGATGGAAAAAATTTAACAGGCTTTAATGAAGTAAAGCCAGCAGGATCTTCACCATGGCCAACAGAGTCATACACAGAGGCTCCAGCAGCAGCTTTCCCAGCATCAGATAAGTCATCACAAGATGGCGCAGGTCTTGGAAATAGCGGTAAGTAATAATGTGCGTTGAATGTGGATGTCAATCAGTAGGTAGTGAAACAGGAATTGTTTCTGCACCTATGTTAGATGTTACAAGAGATGGTGAAGCAGGTTTAACACTAAACATGACTTCAACACCTGAGCAGACAAGACGATTTATCAATGAGTGAAAATGGTACTGGAATGCAGACTCCACCAAACAATGAGCCTGCAGGTGCTGTAACTTCTCAGGAGGTAGGAAGAAAAAAACCTAGTCAAGGTAAGTTTAATTCAGGTTTGAGACCACCTACTAAAATCGATAGAAATAAACACGGCATTAGAAGAGAAACAACAATTGGGCCTAAGAAAACTAGACCTAAGAAAGTTTAATTAAATATTAAACTAGATAACCCCCAAATTTATGGGGGTTTTCTATTGACGAAACTATTTATAAATACTATAATAGTAGTAAGAGATAGGAATATAATTTGACAACCATTGTGGGAATTCAAGGTGACGGTTGGACTGTCATGGCTGCAGATAGCCAAATTACAGATGAGAACTCTAAGATAATTAGTCCAGATACCCCAAAAATAATTAAGATTAAAGACATCCTAATTGGTTTACGTGGAGACGCAAGGCCTGGAGATATTATTGCATATAACTGGGTTCCGCCAAAAATTGTTGGAGATCCACAAAAATGGGTTGTAGCCAAAATGATTCCTTCTATGATAGAGGCATTTGATAAGTTTGGATATGACTGGAAAGATAAAGAGTCTGAATTTAACTTTTTAGTTTCTGTAAAGTCACAACTGTTTGACATTGGTTCCGATATGTCAATAAGCAGATCTCAGTACAATATGTATGCAGCTGGGAGTGGTAAAGATTTAGCTTTAGGTTATATGGCTGGACAGCCTTGGGATAGTATAGAAGAGGCAGAACAAGTTGTAATAGAGGCAATAGCAACAGCATCTATATTTGATATACATACAAGTGAACCGATACAAGTTGAAATAGGATGAGAAAGTTATTAGATGGATCGGAAGTTGAAGAGTTTCAGTTTCCAGTAAAGTTAGAAATTAAAACTAAAGCTCCAGGTAAATGGAAGCTTATAGATTTAGAAACTGGTCAAGAGTACATGGGCTCTAACGTAGTTACTAAATATGGAAAATGGATAAGGATGGACAAGTAATGGGAAAAAATGGTCCTAAACCAAAAGTACCTATGAACACAACTATAATAAGAGATGGTCGTATAGTAAGAATTAGAAAAGATGGAACCGTAAAAGCCGATCTTGGCCCTTACACTCAAAAGCCACAGAAGAGTAAATAATGATTAAGCCAATTGGCGCAATGCTTTTAGTTAAAGAAAATCAAGTTACAGATAGGAAGACGAGTAGCGGTTTAGTAATTTCTGCTGCTTTTGCGGATGCTGGACCTAAAAATGGAATTGTAATAGACATGGGTCCAGGAGAAGTTAATTACAAAGGAGATTTAATTCCCGTATCTCAAATAAAAGTTAATGATATTGTTTATTATCAAGATCACACTGGTACTGAAATTGAAGATGATGATGGTACAAAGTATTTATTAATAAATTCTAAAAGTATTATAGGTTTAAAAATATGAAGTCAAAAAAAATAATATTTAAGGCTATCAGTAAAAGAGATAAGTCTATTAAAGTTTACCCAGAGCCAAGCGTCATGCATTTGCCAGAATGGTTTAGAGAAACAAAGCCTTTTTCAAATGGTCATTCAAACTTTTTGAGAGCAGTTAAAGATAAAGAAAATAAATTTGAAGCAACGATGAAATTGTGTGTGCCATTTACAGACACTATGACTTCTGGATACACATTTTTATTGCCAGCAACAATATTTGTACAGCAAACTGAAGGAGGGCCTAAAATTACATGGCACGTACCATTTGAAATTTTAGATAGTCCTAAAAATGAAACCCTAGGATCATATCCTGTACCAATAGAATACCTGCCTATTCTTTTTAGATGGAACAGTTTATCGAAAATTATTACTCCAAAAGGTTACAGCTTGTTAGTAACACACCCAAGCCATAGACACGACCTTCCATTTCATACGTTAACTGGTTTTGTTGACACAGACCAACATCCAAATGCAATTATTTTTCCATTTTTATTGAGAAAAGGTTTTGAAGGTTTTATAGAAGAAGGAACTCCAATTGCACAAGTATTTCCAGTAAAAAGAGAAAATTGGAAATCTGAGCAACAGGAGTACACTGATGATGAGGAATTTCATGTTGAAAGAGTAAAATCATCATTCCTAAGAACTTATAAGAAAAAATATTGGACAAGAAAAAGATATCAATGAATAATAAAATTAAATTTACTAATAAACTTAGCATACAAATAGATGAAAAATATTATCCTAAGCCAGCTATAAAAGAAATTCCAAAATGGTATAAAGATGCTCCAGGAAACAGAGAAGACTTGGTAGAAGTTGAAAATTATGCTCATCCAATAACTGGAACAATTAAACAGTGTATTCCAGTTATGGACTCAATTACATCTGGATATATAATTTTTAGCCCAGTAGATTTAATAATAACTCAAATTAAAGGAGAACCATATTATGAATGGTATGGCCCTAATAATAATTTTATAGAGTGGCATCCAAAAGAACAAGGGGCAGGACATCCTGAAGCTAATACTAATTTTATACCTAAATGGATTAACCCATGGTCAATTAAAACTCCTAAAGGATACTCATGCTTATTTATTCATCCATCACATAGAGACGATCTTCCTTTTAAAAGTATGACAGCTATTGTAGACACAGATAAACATATTTCTCCAGTAAATTTTGTTTTTACTTTAAAAGATCCAAAATTTGAAGGATTAATACCAGCTGGAACCCCAATAATTCAAGTTTATCCTTTTAAAAGAGATAGTTGGAAAATGGAAATCGGAAATTTAGAAGACAAAGAAGAGTCAGCTAGATTTGAATGGCGTGTTGCCAAACATTCTAGCTTGAGATATAAACATAATAGCTGGACACGAAAAGATTATGCTTAATAGATTGAAGTGTATGTATAAAGGTCATAGCCTAAAACAGGCTGGCACATGTCCGTATACAGGATCAACATATGATTTCTGCGAAAGATGTGATTATATGATACCAAGAGAAATGGCAGAGTAATGAAAAAAACAATAACTATAATAGTTTCTGTTGTCTTAGCAATGGGTGTTTTTACAGCCATAAATAAATCAGACGATGGATGTGCTACTGTTTATGTAGACTATGGTAAATTAAATAACGGATTAAAAGAAACAAAATGTATTGATATATATGGAAGTACAGACGCTCTGTCGCTTTTGAGAAAAGCTAACTATATAATAGAGGGTACCAGAGAGTATGGTGAGGCTGTAGTCTGTAGAGTTAATGGGTTTCCAGACAAGTCTGTTGAAAGTTGTGACGTTATGCCACCAGCAAAGGCATACTGGGCGGTCATAATAAAGAAAAATCAAACTGTTCCACTTATCCCTAATGAATGGGGATGGGCACAAAAAGGGATTAACGAAACTTATCTATCTTCAGGAGACAAGATAGGGTTAGTATTTTCCACAGACGAGGAAGTAAGATGGCCTTAAGATTATTAGAACAAGAAGTTAAAACAAAAAATAAAATATCTGCTGATATTGTTTTTCAATTAGCTTTAACTTTATTTACTTTATATGTAGCCAATAAAATTAGCATAGATGTGTGGCGATCTATTAGGGGTCACTAATGGTCCACTTAACTCGTATTTATACTAAAACAGGTGACGACGGAACCACAGGAATTGCCAATAATGAGAGAGTCTATAAGATATCTCCATTAATAGAGGCTATAGGTGCAGTAGATGAGGCCAATTCTGCTATTGGAATGTCTGTTGAATACTACAATGACATTATCGAAAGAATACAGAACGACCTATTTGATCTAGGGGCAGAGCTTGCTGGATCTGATAAATTCAAAATAACAGATGACAGAATAGAATATCTGGAGAAGGTAATTGACGATTACAATGAATTTCTAGAGCCACTACGGTCATTTGTCTTACCTACTGGATCTCTACATAATGCTAGAACCGTAGTTAGAAGGGCAGAAAGAGCTGTCTGGATGGCAATTGCAATTCATAATGAAAATGATGTTCAAATAAGCAAGAACATCCCAAAGTATTTAAATAGACTGTCTGACTTATTATTTGTAATGGCCAGATACCACAATAAGGATAAAGAAAAATTGTGGGTTCAACGAAGGGAAGAAAATGATAGACAAGATAGTTAGTCTTATATTTAGATGGTCTGCTCTAAGAGAAGCCATATTTAATGAAGTTCGTTTCTATGATGCGTTAGACGCAGGCATTCAGGATGAAACTCCTGGGGCTAAATTCTGGCAGGATCAGGACGGGTGGAGATGGTGGAAGTATGATGAAACCAGCAATAGATATATATTCAATGATGTACCAACACGGTCAGCATTTGAAACAATAAATGAATTTGATTCGGAGGAAGAAAATGCTATTTCATAAGCACCTATTAGTAAATGCCAAAGTAAATAACCCTATGAACACAGAAGAACAGGGTATAGAGTTTCTCAAGGATTTAGTAAACCAGATCGATATGAAGATCATTAAAGGTCCATTTGCCAGCTATGTAGACAAGGACGGAAACAAGGGTCTTACAGCTATTGTAATGATAGAGACAAGCCATATAGCCTTCCATATCTGGGATGAAGTAGATCCAGGATTGGTACAATTCGATCTATACACATGTGGCCAATTAGATCTAGATAAGGTAATGTCGATATTTAAGAAATCATTTGATGTAGTTAAATTAGATTACATGTTATTTGATAGAGAGAATGGATTCGTAGAAGAAAGTTCTGGACATATTCCTAGTCAACTAGAATATACATTAGAAGAACTATGGTAAAGATATTAGCTAATATAGGTCCCAATTAGTGAAATCGAAAAGTGCGGCGGGAGAGAACCCCATGGATGATACTCATCCCCTATATACTTATAACTTCATATGCATGCAAGATAGATCAACAATGAATCTAGAGATATCAAGAGAGTTAGACTATATTCCTAAATGTCTCAAATGTAATGGCAATATGATCATCAGATACTCTATAGACAATAATGGAGATATATGGATGAATTCAGCCATATTACATGAGTAATCAAGGCTAGCTTTGCATCAGAGAATTTCTCCAAAATAGATCTGTATCCTAGATTCCCCCCTCCCATATACGTGTCTCTAATAGCCATATAAGGCTTTTTAGAGCTATATCTGGAGTATGTCTACCAATATAAATACTACTAATTAGGTTCTAAATACTACTGTTTAATTAGATATAGTATATACATGTAATTAGGCGACCCTCCATTTTAAACCATAATCCTCCACTTTGACCCATATAGCAGCATATATTCCAGGATTTGTCAATACTTCTCGTAAATGGCATATTCTGCCCATATTGTCAAGGCTTCAGGGGCATATAATATCGTGTCGTAACGACACAAATTTGCCCCCAATTCTATTAGATTTAGCATACATTCTCTCATATTCTCTATAAGTTTAATTAGATAATTAGAGTTATATATGAGATTTTCTCCTAAAAGTTCAGGGACATTTATATATTCTCCGTAAAGCGGTGATCTTGCCCTTATATGAATACATACAAAAGGGACATATATCACAATCTGGGCAATTAACCCAAATCGGACATATGTCCCTATTTGATTATATCTATTTAGTTATAGGTTTTCTGCACATGGATCACAGTATGGAGTAACTCCATCTTTGAAGAATACATTCTCTTCATTCTTTGATTCATTACAGGTTGTACATGTATAATTGGCCATTTTATACCTCCTAGGTAAATTATACAGCAAAGCTTCTTATGGCCCGCCGCTTTAGAAGATACTTACTCGCTGCACGTTGTCGAATGGGTCACGGTATGGTTCGTGTAGCCATGAGTGTCTATGACCAGGGACGGGTTCAGGTAGGTCTGCGATTACTTTCTTAGTTTCTTTAGGTAATTTAACATTATCCCATTGGTAAGTCTTGCTTAATTTAACTACATGACCATTTAACTCATTTGCTAGGAATAATCCTTCTGATGTTACACCTGCCTCAAAATCTGCCTTATAGCGTTTGCTATTAAATTTCAGTAGATGAGCAACAACTTCCATTATTCTATCTATTGTAAAATGTGGTTGATTAGAAAGTAGATGTGCCAATATAGCAGGATTAAACCAATGGTCTTCTACTGCATTAGCCAAATCGTCTGCTAACTTCTGTTCTTTAGTTTTCATATCCGCCTCTCCTAGTAACCTTGAATTATATCAAAATATGTGGGGAAGGTCAATAACGAAAGCAATCGACCCTCCCCAACTTTATTTAACTAAGCTTTCTTAGCCTTAGTCTCCGCCTCAAACTTTACGCCTGAGCTTTCTGCCTCTGAGAGGGCTTGCTTAGCTGCAGCTGAGAAACGGCCACGAGCTCCTACTGTGATGCCTTTTGTCTTTAGATATTCACGCTTTGTTGCCATAGTAATAGATCCTTTCATGATCTTTTTTATTATATCAGCTACCTACGATTCTGTAAATAGCCCTGGTTCCACCGATTTTAGTTTAGCTCCGTAAGGGAGTTAGTCAGCCCCTACAATTTTTTGAAATTCGAGATCATTAATTAATTTAGCAATGATGTTGTGGGCTTCGATGTTCTCTGTTTCAGATCCTCCCCACAAAAGCTGCTGAGCCTTATTTAATCTATCATTGATGTATACACTACTCATCCACGACATTTGTTTCCTCCTCATCTAGCCAGCCATCCTCTTCTAGTATGGCAATGAATTCATTATCAATCATCCAGTCAAGGACTGCTTCGTCCATTTGTTCAGCCCCGTATTCTAACGTGAAGTCAGCAGGCGGGTTAACCCAGAGTTTTTCCCAGATATTATCTAGAGTAACTCCATTAATAACAATATAGTCAGAGTCCTCAGTTACAAACTCATAAGATGAGTACTTGTCTCTGATTAAGTCCCATGCCCAAAGCCATACTAATGACATTCCTACATCCATGCCATTTAAAGTATTAACCATTTGGTCCAACTGCATGCGGACCTTTTGACCTCTATCATATGTAATGTCATCCATTAGCCTTGCTCCTTTCATTTATAGCGAATGCTAAATTATACGTTAGAGCATAGACTTCTGTCAATGCGTCCATTTGGCCCTCCCAGTATGTTCGTTCCATACTGTCCATGGCTTCTTCCGTTTCTTCCTCCTGCGCCTGTGCAAGAATCAATTGGTTCTCAGCCTCCAGCAAAAGGTTCTTTAGTTCACCGTGCAGAATGTCTGTTCCTGATTCCCCAAGGTCCACAAGTTTTTGAAGACGGGGGTGGAACTCAGTATGAATATCTCTCATTAGTATTCCTTTCCATTAGAGAGTATATCATTAGCCACTGACAATAAATGCCTGGTTGCCTTAATTTGTCCAGCTAGATATAAATGCTGATAATCCTCAACATTAGATACATCATCTTGGTCCTGCTTAAGACTAATTAAATGAATATTCATATATTCGATCAGACTAGTATGATTCACCTTGGACATATCCTTCCGCTAATAGACCTTCAAAGAAGTCCCATACTTTTAGTAAACCAGCTTGGACATCAGAATCTAATTTAAGTTCTGAATATAATTCAATAGCGGCAGTTAAAGGTATACCAAACTCCTGTATCTCCTTATATGTATAACCTAACATTATTTCTCCTCATTCCATTCAATGTAGTATTGGTCTTCGGGTTTCAAATCATAGAATAGATTAAATCTACCCTTAATATAATTATCTCCTGACATATCGGCAAAGCACCAATCTGCATACATTTGACCCTCATCTAAATTGGAATTAGTCCAATCTTCAACAAGTTGTTCGCCTATCTCAGAATAGATAGCGTCTATAACCATTTGGTTTTCATTCTCTAAGAAACTCATACTTCCGCCTTTTCTGTAGAAGGTAAGAATACCATATGGGTCTGACATTTTGCCATTGCCTCTTGGTCTTGCCAAGAACCTTGGTGGCAGTTAGAACAGAATTCTCCACAGTCATCCTCACAATAATCTAATGTGTCAAAAGACTGACATGCATAGCAACGATTCTCATATGAAAGAATCTCCTTTACTTCACCACGCACAATCTCATATTCCCCACCCCAGCCTGTTTCTTCTTCATACTCTAATGTGAGTAAAGAGTTAGGAACTAAGTTAGATAGTTTAGTTAGAATAGTTACAGCAGGTGACCATGCAGTCTCATATTTATATACAAGCCAGTTATCATCACCGTCTGATTTATATTCAAGTAATTCTGTTTCAGGATACTTGTCATCATCTGATACAGCAACATCCCATTTGGTTCCCCAATTAGAATTATTCCATGAATACCAATCCTTCTGAGTTTTAGCAAACTCAACAGACTTAGCAAACCAATCAGGGTCATCTAGATTTATGCCACCACGGTCAGGCTGTTGTGCATATTCCTCATCAGTAATTCCCTCATCCTTATATGAGTGGATATTAAAGAAAGCAAAGACAGGGTTAGAATAAGTAACCTCTTTAAATTTGGTGGGGAATCCATTAGGATTAATATCACCCATACCATGTGTCTCTATTGCTAAAGTAAACGGCTTATTAAGTCTATCCTTAATAGAATCAATTTCAGCCTTTGGACCTTGTATCGTTAATGTGTTATACACCCAATTTGGCATATTCATATCCTTTCGTTGATATGACCTAATTATATAATGGAGCACTGACATTTGTATATAGGATATGGGTGTGTTTCACACCACATTTACTCTATTAGATCTATTTGTCTTATATGCTAGGATTTCAGGAAATTTATATTGACTTCCGTAAACATGATATGATACCCTCACAGCTGCGGGCAAATAAAGATCCCCAGCTTTCGCTGAGGATTAATTTTTAAAGATATGAAGTCAAGGCTGCTAGACAACGAAAGGAATTAAGTAACTGCCTTATTTAACGACTTGGGGAACTCCCTAATAGCCGCACCCTGACTTATAGAATAGGCCCCTGGCCCACTCTAATTATATCATATCTCAGACAACTAGAATTTCTTCTAATGCATACTTCTCACAGAATGAACTTAGGTCCATGGTGAAGATTGCATCATTATTCATTCCACGTACTTTGTTATCTTGGTCTGAATGTGGCGCTTCTTCGTGAAGACTAAATGTTTGTTGCGAGAAATCAACAATAGCAATCTTGTGCTCATTGTCACCAATCTCATTTACATAGAGGCCCCATCCAGTTTCGCTAGACCATTGGTTTCCAACTAGATGACTAGTTGCGATACGTGTTGCATATGATGAATCATTCCAACGTGGACGTGCAGCAATGACAGCGTCCGCTAGTCTACCTAGCATTTGATGTCCAGCCCAGTGCCCGTATAGTACAATTGTATTTCCGTTTGGCTGTACAAAGCCAAAGTTTGCTCTATCTCCCATTTTATTCCGCCGTTTCTAGTAGTTGTGGTGATTCTTCCTTTTTGTCTAATTCTATAACTTCATAGGCCCATTTGTCAAGAGCCTCTGACTTTTCGTTATAGTGGTGGCCACAGAACGTTAATTCCCCGTTTGTGGAGCGGGCAAGAAACTTAGCCTGAGCTGAACAAGTATCACACTTAATCCATTCTGTCATAGTTTCCCACCTTCAATCATTTCAGATAGACGATCTAAGATCCAAGAATCGATGTCAGCGATATCAATCTCTGCAAGTTTCTCCATAATTTCTTCACGGGCAAACTTGTATCCGTCTTGAAACCCATCCTTGTAATCTGACATCTTATCTCCTTACGTATCCTGTTGGTTCATATTCTGAAACATAACTTTCTACAAGATTATGTTTGTCACGAATACGACTTACTTTCTCAATACTACCAGTTCCAACATTGAAAGTCAACGGTGACATTGCTTCAGGGTCAAGTCCCATTGTTTGTGCATCCCAATAAGCCATCTCCATTGATAGCCTATCAGGAGCAGTCAACTCAAAATACATTAGCATTCCCTAACGTATGAGATTTCAGTCTCAGTAATTTCAATGCGACCACTTTGTGAATCGACATAAAGATTATCTGTAACTTCGTCTTCAAGGTTGTCACCGTAATCAGAAAGCAAATCAATCTCCATTGTTCCAGCAACTTCGATTGTAGCAGTGAATTCAACTGTTTTAGTTAATTCAATATCAAGAGCCTCGGCGATTGCACGTAGAGTATCTTGGTCATCTGAATCAGCATATGCTTCAGTAATAATATCTTTAACTACATCAACCTTATTCTTGTACTGTACTACAACTTTAGAGTTTTGACGACCATTGTGTAGTTCGTATTCGATGCTTGTAACTTTGTCTGTTACATATTCTGCATCTGAATATCCATGGATAACTTTATAGGTTACCAATAGATTAGGGTTATATTTTTCTGCATCAGAGAGGGGAAGATTTTCTGTAGTCATCCCGTCCATTGAAGCCTCTAGATTATCTAACATTGTATTCCTTTCGTTTGTAGTGGATGATTCTACCACATTGGTCTGACACCACACAACCTGTGAGTCATGGCAATTACATGCTGGGTCTTGGAAATGAATTCCCTTAGACACAACCTCAATCGACGCATCGCAGTTTGTGCATACATACCAATATGATTTGAACATGGTGAGAATTATACATGTGTGCACTGACATTTACAAGCATTTCGGGAACTTTTTTATGTGACCCGTAACACAAAAAGCTGGCCTTTACTGTTGGGCGCAGCCTGCGATCCATATCGGACTTGAACCGACGGCCTCTACCGTGACAGGGTAGCGCTCTAACCAACTGAGCTAATGGACCTAATGGTGAGCAGTTTTATTTCATGCTCAGGAAAATTTATTACGCTAGGGCTTTTACCATTTTGAGAATTTTATTTTTCTCAGCGGTAATTACAGGGTCGAATCCAGAAGCAGAAGCCATTAGAGATTCGCTATTACCCTTGCGAGCAGTACGATAATAATCAAGGCGCTCAGTTAGAGCATTGAAAGCACCCCAAGCGGTACCCTTGATGTTAGCGTTAGTTGGTGAGTTATGATAAAGGTCGTCAATTAAAACAACCTTGCTTTCCCACTTTTTGATTGAGCCATTTTTATCCAATTCAGGCTTAGGATAGATTGTGCGAATCAAGTCTGAGAATTGCTTATCAGTAACTGATTGTGCAAACAATTCTTGTGCTTGCTTTTCGAATTCATCAAAGTATCCGAAAGTTAATCCAAGAGTTTCACGAGCAACTTGAATTCTGCCTTCAGCAGATTGTGTGTGACGAATCTTGAATGATTGCTTAGCATTACGCATTGCAAGATTCAAAGTATTTTGGCAAACAACACGAACAGGTGTAATTGCTGCTTGAACAGCAACAGAGCCATCGTGTGATGTCCATACGATAAGATACAATTTAGTTGTATCGTTAGCGCCTTGTGGGTCTAGTACCATTTCACGGGGAACAGTAAGAGAGCCAAATACTACTTTACCCTTTTTCAAAGAGCCAGCAGATTCCCAAGAGCAACGGGTATCGCCATCTAGTAAATTATCAGCGAATGAGAATAAATCTTCATTCTGAATAACTTTATAGCGTGAGCCTACAGTAGCCAAAACATCCGTTCCACTATTAAATGGATTTGTACGGATAACGAATTGTGCGTCTGATGTATCATTCCAATCGCTAGGAATGTGGTCTGTAGCAGGAGATAAACGAACATCCCAATTAGAGAGTTTCGCTTCATCGAGCATTAGTTGTGTGCTAACTTCTTCATCTTGTGAGAAGATTCGATTAGCGAGATTATGCCATGCAGGAGTTCCACGCAAAGCAAAAGCAACATCGTTGCCATTTGTTTCAAGGTTATGAGCCATGATTTTCCTTTCATTGTTAGTTTTGTCAAAGTATAACATAGTGCACTGACATTGTCTATCTTATTTGTCTTAGCGTTTCAGGAGTTATCCACAGCTACCCGTAAGCCTGTGGAAAACCCCCCACTATTGGGCGCATCTTTTAAATATCGTCTACGCCATCACGATCAACATCAAATCTAATTAGCATTCCAGCTAATAGAATAACCAGTGGAGCCGCAAGGAATAAACACAATACGGCTCCAAAGATCTCCCCCAACAGGAAATCCATTATTTTTTACTCGCAGAAAATCGAATGTCTGCTTTACCATAAACGCACAATCCACATGAGACACATGCAGAACCAGCAGAAGAGATAAGCGGAATAGATTTCATATTTTCAGGACATTTAGCGCCAGGCTTACCCGTTAATTCTTTCATAGTACTTTCAGTAACGGCAAACGTTTTCCCTAGATAGGCCAGGCGGACACCGTCGTTAAGTTTTAAATCGTGTGCAATTTCTTTATTCTCATCATCCGTAGAGTAATAAAGAGATAAGTTAGAAATATCCTTAAGAATTAATGCTGCAGACTTAACTCGTGTGTACACCCAGAATTGAATATCTGAATTCTGATCAATCACAGTCTTCCACGCATATGCATACGTGTCATTAAAGAAATCTCCGTCCCAGTGGATACGGAATAATAACTTAGCATTGCGCTTTTCACAATCCTTGCGAAAGTCTGCAATCATAGATTCAATTAAGTTAACCATGGCAGGACCGTCGGCGTCTTTTAATAAATTCCAATTATGCATGAGCACATTGCGAACACCCTTATAAACTTTTTCAAGCTTGCCCGCATAGCACACGCTTTCGCAAATACTAGTAGCTCCAGGGCATGAGAATTCTTTACCTGCAGGCAGGCCAAAGGTATTAGCAATTGTAGGAGTTTTACCGTTAGGGGAAACGGCATTCGTTACTTTACGGTCCATTGAGCGCTTTAACATGGGCCCAATTATAGCAGCTTGATCTGACATTATAAATCCCCCATTTCTGCATCCGCCATGCGTGACATCATGCGCCACATGTCTTGCTTAATAGCATCGTCGGAACCATAGAGAGATCCATCGCAATCATTCATTTCATGACCGCAGCAAGGAAAGTCTTCGCAAGTATTCATTAGTTGACCTTTCGTTGGAGAGGTTGAAAGTATAACAGATCTAACTGACATTTCCAATTCGACACGCCGATTCAGGGGATATTTTTAGTGTGTCTTAAATCACAAAATGCCCGCACAGCTTTGTGGGCGCATTTGTCGACAAAAGGGAAATGGGGCGGGGATCTAGATGATTACACGACACAAACCCGCCCCAAGCTTTTAATAAAGGCTTACATTAAGTTTCTTAGGAATCATAGCCTTTACAAATTGAATTGTTTCGATTGGCAAAAATAAAGCAGTTGTTTTCTTTTTCTTTAAACTATCATAAACAAACGCTCTAACATTTCCGTCAAAGTTTTTGATGTTTGAGAATACAAGTTCAGTTAAGTATTCTTTATCCACGCCTTGTTCGGAGTAGATAGTTAAATCATTTGATTTTACTTCGTCATAGATTTCTATTCTAAATCTATTTTTCATTTTGTTCCTTTGTTAGTAGGGATTGTAATTATAACATTGGGGGCTAGATTTTGTCTAGCCCCCTAAGAGTTATGCGCCGATTTTAACCATAGCCCAACGCAAACCATTTTCTGTATTCAGCCCAAGTTTAGTTAAGTTAGGGCGAATAGAAACGATTTCGCTAATTGTGCCAGTAATACCAGACTTGCCTGTGGTGAATACATCGCCTTTGCGATAGAAACGACCCTTAGCGGTATCTAGAATTGGTGACATTTTATTTCCTTTCGTTAGTTGGTGTGTGTGAGCAGTTTTTAGACTTGCTCAGGTCGTTGCTTGTTATTTATAGATAACGAGCAATAGCGTTGTATGTAGAAGTAGAAACTACTTCCTCGTCGGTCATCTTGAGAATACGGATAGCGTTTTCCATCTCGTCTTTCATCTCACGATAAGTGTGCTGATGGATTTGCTCAAAATCCTTTACTGGTTCAGCAGGGAAATCGCCTTCCTTAACTGTTAAATCAAAATCAACATTAAGGGTGTTGTTCCAAGAACGATAGTTGGTGCGTAGGTTTTCAGCCTTTGAGAATTGACTAATAGCCCACTTCCCAATTTCTTTTTTCCACGCTTCTACTTTCTTGTTATACTTTGCTTCGTTCTCGTCTTGCTTTGTGTAATCAGCCTCTAGTTTGGCTAATCTTGCTTCTAAGGCTTTAATAACCTTAGTAGTTGCGATTTTTACCTGTATTGCTTTTCCTCTTGCCATTTGTTTTTCCTTTCGTTAGTTGTTGGGAGTATTGTATCAGTTGCCACCGACACAAAATTGGTGAGCAGTTTTAGTAGTCTTGCTCAGGACTTCTCCCCTATGGGAATTATTTAGCAGATACGCTTGTCCAGCGTTCCTTGCCCTCTACATCAAGCAGAATACGATTTACTCCGCTAGGGTGATTATCAACGGCTTTAATAACGCCTGTGATACCGCTCTGTGTAGTTGTGTAGGTTTGACCTACTTGTAGTGTTGTGTTCATTTGTCTTTCCTTTCGTTTAGGGCTTTATTATACTACCTACCACCGACAATTTATGGGAGGTAGCGGTGTGAGTTATCTCACAATTCTAATTCAGGTAGCCAAGCATCTAGGTGGTGAGCATCTACAATAGCGGAAGCAGGTGCGCTATCTTTACCTCTCCAAGTAATCGGCTCAGGTAATTTAATTAGTTTATTGTAGTCCTCCTCATAGTATGCGTCAATAGCATCTATGCAAGGCTCCACCATTGAGCGGGGTACGGGTGGATAGTGATTACTAGTTAGGTGTATAGCGATTTGAGTTTCTAGATCAAGTTCTAATAACCCATCAGCTAATTCAGTTGCGAGATTACTCCCCATTATTATCCTCCTCTAAGATAGTTTCAGTTAAGTTGTCCATTTCGGCTATTGTATCGCATAGCACCGACATTTGTTCCTCAGTTAATAGGACTCTAGTTATGCCATCTGCTACTTTGCTAGATAGGGCAGCAGAATACATGAATAGATACTTAGCGAATACATCATCAGAAAGTTCATTTCTGCGTGTGTGTAATTCACCCGCTAATCCCATAATTTCATCATCATAAACACTTTCCTTAGTTACCTCAAGTAATTCGATAGCAGTAGATAACATTATTTAACCGCCTTTAATTTTGCCCAAGAGGTACCATCATTTAATTCGTCAATAGTTGGTTGGATAGTAGGTAATAGGTGGTCTTTTAATAAACCTTCTAGAATAGCAATTTGTTCATCTTTCTCCAAGGAAAGTATGCGAATTGCGCTAGGGTGTGTTTCGTCAAACTCTGTTACGAATTTGAGATAGTGTTCTACTTTAATCATCTGTAACCTTTCGTTGTTGGGTGCGATTATTATAGCGTAAGTCACCGACATTATCTAATTTGGTTACGGCGTGTCGCAGGATTTGTGAGCTTTCTCACAGAATTCGGGAAAAAGAATAAATCGGACATAAAGTACATTTTGCCCCCTCAGCTTTTGGGGGCGCAGCTGGCGATCTTGTCAAATCGCCACGCCGTTTATTTAATTACACACGCCCAAAAATTGTTGTGTAATTACTCGCCTCGTGAAATCTCACGACATCAAATCGCTCATTATCTTTTGCAAACATTTCAGCAAAATCATTTACCATTTTAGAAAATAAAGCGGGGTGAGTTTTTGTGCTGGCATACTTTAAAATTTCAGCCGTTGCAATGTAATCTTTTCTAGTCATCATCGCTTTACTACCTTTCCATTTCGGTGAAAAATCTTAGTGTAACATTTACCGCTAGGAGTAAATAAGTTAATTGTTGAGTATTCATCAGCAAAGCCCCAGTCAATAAACTTAGCAAACTCTTCGTGTGCGTTTAATTCATCTGAGTATTCTTTACTCCAATGAATTGCGTTTTCATCATTAGCAACAGTTATTTTATACATTAGATACCCCATGCTTCCTCTGCACAGTCGCAAGACTGAACATCATAATTGTTTTCATCTCCAAAGAAAATAAATCCAGCACCGCCACACTCATCACAAGCGACACCAATTATTTCTGCTAAGTTTCCCATTTATAGTTTTCCTTTCGTTGTTTTCTTAGTTGTAATTATAGCCTAAGCCACCGACAATTTCGGGAAAGACACGCCCTAGAGCGCACCTTCCTGAAATAAGCCGATTTCTAAATCCAGCAATTCTTGCGGGTTGGCTTCGGATAAATCTACCCAGCCAGCACCCTCATCATTAACACGGAAAATTTCTATGTATCCCATTATTATTCACCAACCTTTACTGCTATTGTTCGGTAATTGTAGCGACCATTAGAATTAACCGCAACCAAATAGGCTTCGGTATTTTCGCCATACCAAATTCCTTTAGGGTGTTTTTCTGCGGAGATAATTTCACCACGCAAAGTTTTTGAGTTGTAAGTCTTGCCAATTAGCAAGTTTTCTATTGTGTATAAGTTAGCCATTGTTAGCCACTTCCTTTCGTTTTCGTTATGCCGTAATTTTACCATAACCTACCGACATTTCCTAAACGCCACGCCGTAAGTCTTAAAGAATGAGACGGCGTGTCGTGTGATTAATCTCACAGGATTCAGGGCTTTTCTTAAATCGGACATAAAGGACAAAATGCCCGCACAAAAGCTATGGGCGAGATCGCCTTTTGTCAAGGCGACACGCCGTATTATCTACCGAAAGTATAGTGAGTTAGCACACACTCTCTGCCCTCTATAGTTTGCTTACAGTTACCATAGTGCGGGGTAGAGAATAGAGAGAATACTAGTATGCCTACTAGTAACGCTACATAACCTATTAGGGCTTTCATTACTTATTCTTCTTTCTCTTATAAATCTTATAACCTACTACTAGTAGGGCGGTGGCAATAATAGTGTGCCAAGGTAGATAGATAGCCCCTAAGAAACTATCTAACTCTATACCATAGTCACTAGTTATATATAACTCTAGTCCGTCTGTAATCATTAGTCATTCCAATCTAGTGTTAGTTCATCTTCATCATTATCAAAAGAGATATCGCCATTTTGGATAGCATCTTCCCACGCTAGATTTTCTTCTAGTCCTATGTATGCGTCTGATACATCTGCCTGAATAGTATCCCATTTAGTCATCATTACTTAGTATCTACCTTTCTTACATTGTAAGTAAATCCCTTACCTAATTTATTTAATTCTTCCATTACTTTTTGGATTTCTTCAGCAGACTTAGCGGTCTGCTCTATTGCCAATAGGTTAGAGCCTTGCCAAATTGAGTAGGTGATAGTCATTAGTTATTCTCCTCTAGGTTAAAAGTGTTAGTTAGTGTTTCGTTAGCCTGTGTTAGTGTGGCTATGGCTTGCGCTAGGCTTGCCTTGCGTTGCTCCTCTATGAGAGCCTTGTATTCATCTAGTTTCATTTAGTTTCCCTTTCGTTAGTTGTTAGTTGTTGAGCGGTTATTTGCTAGGCTCACCCTGTCGGGATTATTTGCTAGGCTCACGCTCTAATTCTTTATTTAATTGTTATGCCTTAAGGCTATCAGATAAGACCGACATTCTCAAGGCGACACACCCCCTAAGCGGTGTGATTGTGGACACACTCAGATTCTATCTCGTGTCCAAACTCCTCTACTAATTCCTCGTAGATTTCGTCCATATAGTCTAAGTAATCGTTCATTAGATTACCGCCTTTCTTTTTAAGATTAACTATTTGTTAATTGCTTATAGTATAAGCCTAGCAGGGGGGACTGACAAATATCAAGTCGCAATTCGGACATGTCGGACATTTTGAAAAATATTTTTCAAATATCTCGTGAGATAGGTCACATATATGGTCGCTCTATCCCAAATGTCCGTTTTTCTACAGGTGTGTATCGTACAAATAAAACCTATATTAACATTTTATGAAATCTAAAAAACAGTTGACTGAAATATTTTATATTAGTATAATACAATAATGGCAGATAATCGAATTGTTATATGTGAAGTATGTGGGCGGGAAATAGAAGTCAGATCAGGCTTTGCTCATATGACACTTGTTCGCCATATGAAAGAACATAAGGGGATATAGCCAAGTTGGTTAAGGCACCGAACTCATAATTCGGCTATCATAGGTTCAAGTCCTATTGTCCCTACAGAAATTTTTTAAAAGCTATTGACCTATCAATTTTTTCCATGTTATACTTAAGGCTGGTTTGTGGGGGCTTACACTGGGAACTCAAATGTACTAAGTGTCTGCTTCTCTATCCTACATAATTGATTTTAAATTATGGGGGGTAGGGGGGCTTTCCTAAAAATCTAAATCCCTAAGTATCAATTTAAATAATATATATAATATATACATTCAAAAAAAATATTTTATTAACATTAATATATATCTAATATTCTAGTCGACTATAATTAATATCATATATAATTAAGATATGAAGTCGGAAAAGACGACGGATAGAAAACACAGAGCTTATTTGGTTAAATATATCCAAGAGCTGAAGTCAAACACTCCCTGTATGGACTGTAAGGAATCTTTTCCATACTATGTAATGGATTTTGATCATGTGCGTGGGCGGAAGCACAAGAATGTAATGGAACTTATTCCTACATTGTCCAAGAAGAAGATAGATGAAGAAATAGCAAAGTGTGAAATCGTTTGCTCAAATTGTCATAGAGTTAGAACTCATAATCGTAAATCTAAGAAATCTGAATAATATCCTAGTTGACTAGAATATATATCTAATGTTATAATAAAATTATGAAAAAGAAATTTATAGGAATAATGGTTCTTATTGCGACAGCAATAGCTTTTGGAACATTTCTAGTTAATATTATTAAAAAGGCGGGACTCGAAGACATCTTTGACTTCGACCTAAATGAAGATATAGATGAAGAACTATTCTAAGCTTCTAGTTTGGTCTATATTGATCCTAATGCTTATATCTAGCTTATCTATGTTATCTGTTATATTGGAGTAAATTGGGAGATTGCCTTCTCCCGCCCTTTTCCGCCTTAATTGACCCCTAGGGTCATAATATGGCTAAAAGTGGCTTAGAGCCCCTACAGAGCAATTTAGAGGCATATTCTGGCAAATGGGGTAAAGGGGAAATGTCTCTCTTCCGCCGAATCACTTTTTCGGACGCACTTTTTAAATCGCACTTTATATAAATTGTTTCATGTGAAACATTGCCAGCGGGCCCGCCAAATAGTATACTTGTAATTATTGGTCTGTAGCTCAGATGGTAGAGCACCGCACTGTTAATGCGGGTGTCGCAGGATCGAGACCTGCCAGATCAGCAGTATGTAATATTCTATTGACATGATTCGATGCATTATGTACAATCGAACCATGAGACATAAAGAAGAAATTATTAGACTTCGATCTGAAGGCAAGACATATAATCAGATAGTAGAAGCGCTGGGTTGTTCTAAAGGGACCATAGCTTATCATTTGAGCGAAAGCGTCAAAGTTAATTACAATACACGTAAAAGAAGTTATAGGCGAGTTATTGATAAACATATTAGAGACTATAAAGAATCATTTGGCTGTGTAGATTGTGGAGAAAAGTATCCATACTATATGCTCGATCTAGACCATATTTCTGATAATAAAAAATTTAGCGTTTCAGATTATAGAAGTCACACTCAAAACATAGAAATAATAAAAGAAGAAATAGCCAAATGCGAAGTTGTTTGTGCTAACTGTCATAGAATAAGAACTTATCAAAGATCTGCAAAATCTTAATACTTTAAACCTCTGTAGCTCAGTGGATAGAGCGAGACTCTTCTAAGGTCTGCGTCGCAAGTTCAATTCTTGCCAGGGGTGCTAAGCAATATTTGTAATTACACCATTTGTCACTGTAATAGTTTGTGCTCCAGCAGTAAATGTTCCAGATACGCCTTTAAAATTAACCCATTTAGATCCATCCCACTTAATCATATCCCCAGCTGTTTTACCTGTCAAAACAAGATTATGCAATTCTTCTAACTCAAAACCATTCTGAACCTTTACAAATATTTCTCCGTTGTTTTGCTGTCTACGAGTTACAATACCAATAAATACTAGATGTGCTGGTGCTACTGGTTTATTGACTAATCCATAAATTAAATTGCCATCTACTCCTAGCCATACTGGATCTCCAGCTAATGCAGAGTTAGTGTTTAATCCTTCAAGTAAGCCTTCAGTTATAACGTAACCAATTTCATTTTTTTGAAGATCTTGTTCTAATAGCCCAAGAGTCTTAGAAGATGTTGGCTCACCTATATTGCTTGCTCTGATTACAAGCATATTGGTACCATCATTGCCAGTAGATCCAGACACATATACCGCTTGACCTTTATACATAGTACCGTTGTAGTCACTCTTTACTAAGTGTTTAACTGTTGAAACAAAAGAAGGGGATATAACTGTTTGTAAAGTATCAGTAATTCTTATACTTGTCATTTTCTGTCTAATTCCATGACAGCTACTTGAACCCCAGCATCGCCTATAGCATATATGTTATCGCTAGAGGAAAGTTCTATCGTAAAAGACTGTCCTGGGTATAGCTTATGTCCAAAGTTAGAAGTAGATACATTTTCATTTCCAAGATAAGCATATCCAGAATTCATTATATTTTGAATCGATAAAGTGTTAGTTGAATGAATTTCTTCTCTAGTAACCAAATTTTGAGGTGTACCGTTTAATGTAAGAATTTTATGGGATAGCTTCATACTCCCATTATACAGCCAAACAAGGACAAAACCCAACCAGAGGCGGATCCGATTGGGTTCTGCTGTTCTTGCGAACATGTACTGGGAGCAAGTGGGATGCTACGACCAGTACTTAATAATTGTAAAATAGTATAAATTCTAAGTCAACTATTTTTTATAACTTTTTTTTAATCTATTGGGTCTGGACTATATGCAGGTGTTGGTCCTAGTAAATAACCCTTTTCATGATATTCAACCATTTTAGAAACTTCTTCTGCTCCAACAGTACCCTTTGCTATTAAGGTTAACATGTCATATATTCTATGAAGCATTATATAATTAACCATAGGTAAATTTTCTTCTATGGTGCTTGTTTCTTGCGGAACATTATCTTCAGTCATTAGGTCTTCCTAAATCTTCCCAGAATTTTTCTCTACCCATAGCATCTGTTTCTGGAATGGGGGCAGATTCATATTCAGCAGGTTGCAGAATATTATTTGTCATTAGCTTGCTCAACAGATTTTTTAATATCTTCATATAACTCTATTCCAATATAATTTTTATAGCTACAAGATAGGCAGTATAAATATACCTGATCTTCAAAGTCCAAGTTAGACATCAAAGGGCCCTGATCCATTGGACATTCAAGTCTAGGAACAAGGCCCTTCTCTGCTAACAGAAGGTACTCAGACACATACTGTATCTTCATGTACCTTCCTTTCTAATTTTAGAACTCCGTTAGGAACTCTTTGAATCTTGCCCCATTAAGGGAAGACCATGATGACCAATCGGTTCCGCCTTTAGTCATATAATACGTTATCTCTGCGTTTATTACTGGATCAAACAATAAAATGTTTGATTTTAAATCAAATTTTTCTTTACGATCAATGCCGAGTTCACCCAACATATTAATCTGAAAAATTCCGTAGGAACTGTCTCCAGTTTTCCTGTTACCATTGTAAGCCATAGGCCTTGCATTGGATTCTGACTTAGCAATAGCCCAAGCCATTTTAAGGGCTTTTCCTTCAAAACCAACAGCTGATAAAAGTTCTTTTAGTTCTTTGTCTGTTAGATTCTCAGAAGGCTTGTACACAGTAGTGCTGTACTTCTCTAAGGTTTCTTTCTTTAGTTGTACCGTTGATTTAGGTGTTTCCACCGTCAATGCTTGAGTTACTGTTGGACCAGGCTGGACAGTAAATAGAAATAATGTTATCATTCCTATGTATGACCAGTTATGAGCAACATCGCTCAAACGTTGTTTGATATTCTCCATTGGCATTTCCTCCTTTAGAGATAACGAACTATAATAGTAGCATTGGCTATAAGTTACTGTCAAGTCAGTTGACCAGAAAGAATTAAGTGAATATATCTTATTATACTATTAGAGCAGGGCTTAACCCAGCGGTTGGCTTTGGATATGCTGGTCAAAATATAGTTAATTCCCTTCAAGAAATGGGACATACAGTAAAATTTGCAAACTCTAAAGCTCCAGTACAACTAAACTTTACTCAGCCACATCATTTTAAATTACATCGTGGACAATACCAGATTGGTTACACTCCATGGGAGTCTACAAAAATTAGACCTGAATGGCGTGATAGATTTAATGAATGTGATGAAGTTTGGGCAACATCAGATTGGACGGCGGAAGTATATAAAAACAATGGTGTTACAAAACCTATATTTGTTTATCCACATGGAATTGAAAAAAGATGGAGTCCATATAAAAGAGTTTTACAAAAAGGAAAACCTTTAAAGTTTTTACATGTTGGAGAGCCGTCTCCAAGAAAAGACGGACAACTAGTAGTAGATACTTTTATTAAGCTATTTGGCAATAACCCAGAATATCATTTAACTGTAAAATGTCATGGTTCTTCAACTATAAGAATATATAATAGTCGTAATGAATTAATCTCACCAGATGAGATGTATAGTAATATTACTATTATTAAACAAGAGTACTCTGTTGATCAATTAGTTCAACTTCATCATATGCATCATGTACTTGTCTATCCTACTTGGGGAGAAGGTTTTGGTTTTATCCCGCTTCAAGCTTTAGCAACTGGAATGCCAGTAATATCAACTTATGATTGGGCACATTATCAAAAGTTTTTAGGTCCCCTAAAGTTAAGGTCGAGATTGACAGATGCTGCAAAAGAAGGTGTCCCAAAAGCTGTTGGTGATGCACATCTAGGAAGCTTTTATCAACCAGATAAAGAACATTTAGAAGATCAAATGGTTGATGCAGCAATTAATTTTAAAGCATACTCTGGATATTACTTTACTCAGTCAACTAAAATACATGAAGAGTATAATTGGATTCAGTTGACCAATAATGCATTTGATCATATATTTAAAAAGTTCTCATAACCTCTTCCCACTTGAATAAAAGTTTGGTAGAATTGGTATCTTACTAAAAAATAATTAAATCGCATATGGCGAAGAAAGAGTGTATTATGTCAAGAACTATTGAAAACCCTTACGAAAACTTTATTGCTTTATCTCGTTATGCAAGATGGATGCCTGAAGAAAATCGTCGTGAAACTTGGGGAGAAACAGTAGATCGTTATTTTGACTTTATGCTAGATCATCTTAAAGAAAATAATAATTATGTTCCAGACGAAAAAGTTGTTAATGAATTAAAAGAAGCAGTTTACAATAGAAGCGTAATGCCATCAATGAGAGCAGTAATGACTGCAGGTGCTGCTTTAGAAAGAGATCATGTCGCAGGATATAATTGCTCATTTGTTCCAGTAGATTCACCTCGTTCATTTGATGAGACTATGTATATCCTAATGTGCGGTACTGGAGTAGGATTTTCTGTTGAATATAAGTATGTTAATAAACTTCCTTCCGTTCCAGAAACATTTGAAAAGTCTACAACAGTAATTACGGTAGAAGATTCAAAGCAAGGCTGGGCAAAAGCATATAGAGAACTTTTAGCATTATTATGGACTGGACAAGTTCCATCAATTGATGTAAGTAAATTGCGTCCTGCTGGTGCACGTTTAAAGACTATGGGCGGAAGATCATCTGGCCCACAACCATTAATTAATCTTTTTGATTTTACAATTGCAAAATTTAAATCAGCATCTGGTCGTCAATTAAAGCCAATTGAAGCTCACGATATTATGTGTAAAATTGGAGAGATTGTAGTTGTTGGTGGAGTTCGTAGATCTGCAATGATTTCTCTTTCAAATATTAATGATATCGAAATGGCTGCAGCAAAATCTGGCAACTGGTGGGAAAATAATACACAAAGAGCATTGTCAAACAACTCTGTTGCATATTCACGCAAACCAGAGATGGAGCAGTTTATAGCAGAATGGAAAAATCTTTATGACTCAAAGTCTGGCGAACGTGGAATCTATAATGTTGCAGCAGCGCAGGCGCAAGCAGCTAAATATGGCCGTAGAGACCCTGAAGTACATTATGGAACAAACCCATGTTCAGAAATTATTCTCCGTCCTTATCAGTTTTGTAATCTTTCAGAAGTCGTATTACGTGAAAAGGACACAGTTGAGGATGTATCAAATAAAGTACGCCTTGCTACAATTCTTGGGACTTGGCAATCAACGCTAACAGATTTCAAATACCTTCGTAAAATTTGGAAAGACAACACAGAAGAAGAAAGACTGCTTGGAGTTTCTTTAACTGGTCAATTTGGACATAAATTCTTTTCTGGCAAACAAGACCTTAAGAAGCTTGAATCAACACTTTCTAGCCTTAGAGAATATGCTAGATCTATTAACTCAGAAGAGGCAGCAAAGGTAGGTATTCCAGAATCGGCAGCAATTACATGTGTTAAGCCTTCTGGAACAGTATCTCAACTAGTTGGAGTTTCTTCTGGAATGCACCCATGGCATTCAGAATATTATATTAGAACCGTTCGTGGAGATAAAAAAGATCCTCTATCTACATTTTTAAAAGAAGTTGGAATTCCAGTAGAAGATGACTTTATGAAACCAAACGATACATATGTATTTTCATTTCCAGTAAAAGCACCAGATGGTGCAATTATAAGAAATGACTTAACAGCACTAGATCATTTAAATACCTGGCTTGTATACCAACGTGCATGGTGTGAACACAAGCCTTCAATTACAGTATCTGTTCGTGAGGAAGAATGGATGGCTGTAGGAGCTTGGGTATGGGAGCACTTTGATGAAGTATCTGGAATTTCGTTCCTACCGCATTCAGATCATTCATATAAGCAAGCGCCATATCAAGAAGTTTCCGAAACAGAGTATCTAGAACTACTTGCAAAAATGCCTTCATCTATTCGTTGGGAAGATTTATCTTTTTACGAAACAGAAGACGGAACGTCTGGAACTCAAACATTAGCATGTACTTCAGACGGCAATTGCGAAATTGTAGACATTTCTGCTTGATAGGTATATAATAGATATTGGGGTAACACCCAAAATTCCTGGGCATAGGGCCCAGAAATAGGAGGATCTAAATTGGCAACAAAACAAGATCTAAACAATGATGGAAAGGTAACAATGCAGGAGAAAATTCTAGCAGCGTTAGCAAGCTATGGTCGTCACTTTCTAGGTGCCGCTATTGCTCTTTACATGACTGGAAACACTGACCCAGGAGATTTAATTAAGGGTGGTATTGCAGCATGTTTGCCAGTTATTCTTAAGGCGTTAAATCCTAACGAGAATAGCTTTGGCTTCACAAAGAAGTAAAATTTAATAATCAATTAGGACGGCTCCTGTGCTAAAATAGGCATAGGAGTTTTCCTATTTTAGGAGATTTTTGTATATGGCAGCACAAAAGAATTTCGAAGTAGATCAAAATACCACATTCTCTTTTATTTTAGAATATAAAGACAGTGAGGGTAATCCCATTGATCTAGACGGTGCTACCGCAAAACTACAAGTAAGAGATACAAAAGGTGGTGCTAAATTAGCATTTACTTTAACATCTCCAAATGGCGGAATCATTATAGATGCCCCAAATGGTAAACTTACATGTAAAATGACTCCTACGCAAACAAATAAGTTATTTTTCCCAAAGTCATCATATGACCTTATGCTAACTGATTCAAATTTAAATAGAGTTAAGTTACTAGAAGGCTTTATGACTTTGAGTAGATCGGTTACAATATAATGTCAGAGACAGTAGTAGTAACGGAAAATATCAATAAAGTAGTAATATCTACTCAAGGAACTCAAGGTCCACGAGGAAGAACAATCCTTAATGGAAATGGTGTACCAGCAGGAAACCTTGGAATAGAGGGAGACTTCTATTATGATAAGCTAACAACCAGATTTTATGGTCCTAAACTTCTTGAAACCAGTTGGGATGGGGCCACAAACTATCTACTAAGCACCATGACCCTTACCTATCCATTTTCAATAGGACAGGTAGTCAACGCTGGCACCTATTATTATGTTGAGATTGAACACAATATGGGATACCACCCAAATATAACTGTTGTAAATAGCGCAGGAGACGTATTAGAGACAGGAATAGACTATAATAGTATTAATAAAATTACACTGTTAATGGCACAGCCATTCGGTGGGACAGCGTACCTGTCTTAAGGGAGATATAGAAAATGGCAAGATTATTTGTAACTGACATCAATCTGAATAAAAATGAACTTCAGAATGCCAGAATTCAAGGACTTTCATCTGCACCACTTAACCCAGTTACTGGTCAGATTTATTACAACACATCTGAAAATAAGATGTACTACTACAATGGGTTGGCGGCACCAAATGGCCCATGGATTACAATGTCTGGTTCAGACGAGGTCATTCAAGATGTAGTAGCAGAAGCAATTGTAGCAGGATACGGTTTATCTAAGAATTATGTTGATGATCCAGATGGCAAGCTAACACTTGAAATTGATACATCTGAGACTGCAGATCTTACAACCGCTCAAACTTTAACAAATAAAACAATTCAGGGTTCTTTAAACTTTAAAGACTCTGGAAATACAATAACAGGATCAATAGAAGCAGCAACAGGCAACATTACAATCAATTCTGCTTCAGGAATTGACTTAACACCAACTAATGGCGGAACAGCCAAAGTAAATTCTGATGTTATTGTAACAGAGCAAGCTACACAAACATTAACAAATAAAACTTTAACTTCTCCAGTAGTAACAGATCTTCATTTAGATGATTCTGCAATTACGTTTGAAGGATCAATAGCAAATGGATTTGAAACAACACTTCAAGTAACAAATCCTACTGATGATAGAGAAATTACTCTTCCAGATGCTACAGGTACTGTAGCTCTTGTTGAGAATAAACTTCATGACTTTGCTCTTGCAACAGATTCTGTAAATTTAAATAGTCAAAAGATTATAAATCTTGCAGAGCCAGTAGATCCACAAGATGCAGCAACAAAGTACTATGTTGATGCCGCAGTCGCAGGTCTTACATGGAAGAGAGCAGTACATATAGCATCTACAGTAAATGTTGATTTATCTGCAGATTTAGTAGGAGTTGTAATTGATGGTCACGACCCACTTACTCTTTCAGATGTTGGATACAGAATCCTTCTTGCTGGACAAACAGATGCATCACAAGACGGTATTTATTTATTAACAGATCAAGCTGGCGTTTTAGTAGCAGTTAGAACTACTGATGCAGATTCAGTAGCAGAACTAAAGGGTGCAGCAGTATTCGTAATGGAAGGAACCAGTCATGGTTCTACATCATGGGTACAAGCAAACCACTACCTAACAGATTTTGCTGGACAGACATGGGAGCAATTTGCTGGTGCTTCAGACTACACAGCAGGTGCTGGTCTCGTTGCAGATGGTAACGTATTCAATGTAGGACAAGGACTTGGTATTAGCGTAACAGCTAATGCTGTAGCAATTGATACAAATGTTACTGCTCGTAAATATTCAGCAACAATTGGAAATGGATCAGCTACATCATATGTTGTTAATCACGCACTAGACAACCAGTTTGTTGTAACACAAGTTTATCAAAACAGTTCACCGTTTGCTCTTGTAGAGACAGACGTAGAACTAACATCACCAACACAGGTAACAATTAGATTTGCGGTAGCGCCTACTACGGACCAGTATATAGTAAACATTATCGGTTAAGGGGGACTTAGATGTCTGTAAAAAGATTAGTTCCCTTACACGCAGTAGTACTTGATACAGATCCAGAAACAGGACGCATAGGTGATATTTACTATAATAGCGTATCAGAAGAACTAAGATATTTTGATGGAACGGCATGGAATGCCGTTGGCGGAGCCATAACTGGAATACTTGATCATATTCACACATATGATGGCGCAATATTCTCAGTAGATTCTATTGAAGTTCCAGCTTCTGGTGTTGTTGATGGCGGTACACCATAATGGCAGTTACAATAAGAGTAAAAAGAGGAACTGCCACACAATGGGCAGCACGTATAACACCGTTATTATCTGGTGAATTTGGCTACGACTTAACAAATAAAATAACTAAAATAGGAGATGGAACAACCCTATGGGCTAGTCTTCCTTCTATAGGTTCTTCTGGCGGAACTAATACTGGAGACATAACATTTGATGGAGTTCAAATTATTGGTGCTGGTACAGCATCGGGAGACGGTTATGGTCTTGGCACAATAGAGCTTGTTCCAGACGGAGATATTACTTCAGATCAATATTTAATTATTGATCCTACCGCACCAAATCATATTCACATTCGTGCAGGTGGACAGCAAGACAATTCAAGTGCTCAGGTATATCT